CTTCAACAGAACCGGGGCATGCCCCGAGACTCCTTGCGGTAAAACAAGGGAGTTCCTTCGCCGCCGTCCTCTCCTTCACGGAGTTAAACGACACGTACTTGACCCGTACGCCGGGGTTGAGAGTGGCACGTTCACCTATGAGGTGAACAGCTGGAGTACCGGGTCTCGGGGCATGGAAACCATGCTCTTCAACCAACTCTCGGTGCTGCGCGCTTCGTAGTCCAGTTCGAAGCGCGACAGGAAGCAGCGGGCGCCCTGGATTGTCCAGAGCGCCCTCCGCTTGTGTTGGGGGAGGACTTTCCTCTCCAGGCGGCGCCGAAGCCGCCTTACGCCCTGGTAGTACCGGGCGTAACCAACACTGCCCGTGGGCTCACTGTTCCAGTGAGACCACAGGTCATAGATCTCCCGCAACTTCGCGAGATGATCGGCCTCCGCAGGTGACAACTCACCATCGAGGGCCAGCGGTATTTGTTCAGTAACCATACTGTACAGTTCCGCACTAAGCCGTTCCGCTGATTCCAGCGGGTACGACTTCTGCCATGCAAAGCGAAGCGCTTGCATAGTAGCTCTTGGCAAGGTGCTGTCATGGACAGCCCCGACCAAGCGACCCAACAACTTGGGGGCCTTCTCGTTCCAAGAACGAGGCAGGACCTCAAGTCCGCCCAGTGAGACTGGGAGGTGGGCTAGACCACCGAGTCGGGGTGACACCCCGGCCCAGTGGCGGTCCAGTGTAACTAAAAGTTGCCACTTGGACCTACGCGCCAGAGACCAAAGTCTCTGACGCACCCGAAGAGGATACGGAAACCGTTCCTCTTTGGGCTCATTGTCGACCAGAAAACGTACAGAGAAGCTCTGCACGTCGGCGACCAATGAACTTCCGTTACGGGTAAATGCCCGTTCACAGAAGACACCACGATCCTTTGAAACAAAGGACTTGTCGTGGTTAACCTCCATGCCCGTTAAGAACGCGATGGAGTTCTGGTACCGTTGGATTTCATCCAACGTCCAGAGACCGATGAGGTCGTCACCTTTCAGGTGAAACGACTCCAGTGGAATTTCCACTGCCCAGCAGGCCCACGCATGGACCAAGCTAAGTATCGGCCAGGAACATGGGATACCCATTAAGGTGCCCCGTGTCATAACACGGTTATCAACCGTGCCCCCAGTAACCATATCCAGCGGAAGCTGGAGCACTTCACAGAAAGCTGTGATAGTGCCATGGTCGAGTAGGTCAGTGGCTGACTTTAAGTCAGCCGAGTAGACCCTCACGTCGCGACCGGAGATTCTCCGGAAGTGCAATGTGTCCGTGTCGTCCGCCAAAGACGGGGCACAGCAGGGCAGGCGTTTCAACAGTTGAAACAGCTGCTTACGGTACGTTTCAGACTTATGAATACGTACTGTGTCGGAACAGGAGACGACCCTCGTCTTCCAACCGAGTTCCGGAAGAGCCACGGTTCGTGACTCGTCCGAGTGGTCAAGGTGCGTGAGCAAAGCTCCCATCTTGTCCAGTTTGCACGCGATACGTTCATGGAACGTTCCGTGCTGCGGGGTATCTCCTTTGTGGAGAGGACCCGCCTCGATGTCGCACGTCATACGTCCGAAATCGAGATTGGTAACAAGTAGATCCTTGATCTCTTGGTACCGACCACCCTCCCTTCGGGGATATTCCAGTGATGCACTGGAGGTGGTCAAGGCCGGTCGTCCAGGTTTGACCTGGACGATCGGCGGACGCCGTTTGGGGCCTCGCCCCTTTCCGAGCTTGAGTGTCAGGAACTTCCTAACACTCACAACAGGCGGTGTGCGCTTCGCACATTCACCTGTTAGGAGTTGGACCGTAGCTTCTACGGCCTTCTCCATTAGTTCCTTCGTAGGTCGTGGCAAAGCCCGACCTCCAAAGGAGAGCTGCATCAAGTAATGCTTGTTGAGCTCGGGCCGCCGACCAGTTGTTAACTGGCCGACGGCTGCACGGACATTGCCGTAGTCTCCAGTCAAACTGGCACTGCGGCATGTATGGCATGCACCTTTGAGGGTGCGCACCATACGGTTTGCTTCGACCATGTTAGACATGGCACGAAGCCTTCCAGCCAAGAACGTTAAAAACGTCTTGGTAGCCTGTGGCGAGGCGGCGGGTATTACCCGCTTGGAAGTAGTGTAGTGAAGAGCTAAAAGCATCTTCACAACACCCCACTTAATGCGACGTGTAGGGGACTCTCCGCCCACATACGCAGTTCGCAACGCTCTGAGTGAAGCACTCAGAGCGCGCCTTACCTTCCCGCTACGGGAAGTGGGGTCCAGGCGCGACAGAAAACTGTCGAAGTCCTGGGCCTCCAAGGCACCAAAAACCAGTGCTCTAAGTCGAAGACGAGGAGCATCC